AGTAAGACTCACAGCAAGTCAGCAAGCAATTGCTAAAAAACTTGGTGTGCCATTAGAAGAGTACGCAAAGTACGTTTAATATATAGGAGTATAATATGACAGACCGCAACTCCCGTTCTGCTGAAGTACGAGTAGAAAAAACTCGCAGAAAACCTTGGCAACCACCGTCTAGTTTAGACGCACCTAAACCGCCTCCAGGATATAAATATCGCTGGATTCGTGAAAGCATCCTTGGGCAAGAAGACAAAACGAATATGTCTAAGCGTATTCGTGAAGGATTCGAGCCAGTGAGGGCTGAAACTCATCCTGAGTTTGAAGGTCCCACAATTGATGATGGAAAACACGCAGGTGTTATTGGCGTTGGTGGCTTAATCTTAGCAAAAATAGACGAAACAATAGTCGATGAACGAACTGATTACTTTCAAAGAGTGACAGATGAGTCTATGCAGGCTGTTGATTCTGAACTAATGAGGGAAAGTAATCCCATTATGCCTATCGAACAACCGAACCGTAAAACGAAAACGGAGTTTGGTACAAAACGGGATCTTTCTGAAGATTAACCTTTAATATGGGTAAATAAATTATGGCAAATGTTAATGACCCGAATGGTTTCACACCATCTTATCATTTAACTGGTGGAACTATTAGACCTGCTCAAATGAGGATCCAAAGTACATACGATACTGCTATTTATAGTGGTGATGTTTGTAACCTTTCTGGCGGATACCTTATTCAAGGCACGGCTACGGGAGCTCCTATCGGAGTATTTGCTGGCGTTTATTATGAGAAGACGGATGGTACTCCAGTATGGGCAAAATATTGGACTGCGGATACGGCAACTCTAGGAAGTGTAGATGCTCAAGCCTACATATATAACGATCCTGACATCGTTTATGAGGCTCAATTTACTGCTGGTACACCAGCGGTAACTTTTATTGGCAATAAGTACACTCTTTCAACAACGGCAGGTAGTACAAATACTGGTCGTTCTGCTGAAGGTGTTACTGCTACTACTTCTTCTGGTGTTGCTCTTTGTGTTGGCTTTGTCGACACTCCAAGCAATTCAATAGGCGCAAATGCTAGAGCCTACTTTCGTTTCCCTGCTAATCCATTTGAATAAGGAGATAAGTAATGGCAATTAATAGAGCTCAGCTCGTTAAAGAACTCGTTCCAGGTCTTAATGCTTTATTCGGACTGGAGTATGCACGTTACGCCGATGAGCACACGATGATTTTCGATACCGAAAGTTCTGATCGTGCTTATGAGGAAGAAGTGATGCTCTCTGGCTTTGGAGAAGCAGCAGTTAAAGGAGAAGGCGCTGCAGTTAAATATGACACTGCCCAAGAAACTTGGACAGCTCGTTATGTACATAATACGGTAGCTTTAGCGTTCTCTTTGACTGAAGAGGCAATGGAAGACAATCTTTATGATACCCTGTCTGCAAGGTACACTCGTGCACTTGCTCGTTCAATGCAACAAACTAAGCAGGTTAAAGCTGCGAATGTGTTGAATAATGGTTTTAGCAGTACATATCCAGGAGGAGATGGTAAAGAACTTTTTGCCACCGATCATGGATCATTGACTGCGGGAGACCTGAAGAACGAACTAAGTACGGCAGCAGATCTTAATGAAACATCTATGGAACAAGCATTGATTGATCTTGCTGGTTTCAAAGATGAACGAGGTCTGAAAGTTAATGCTCAAGCACAACGATTAATTGTGCCACCAGCATTACAGTTCATTGCAGATCGGTTACTGAACACACCTGGACGTGTAGCAACGGCAGATAATGACATCAATGCTATTAGGAACATGAACATGATTCCTGATGGCTATGCTGTTAATCATTATTTGACTGACACGGACGCGTGGTTCCTTAAAACCGATGTTCCTAATGGAATGAAACATTTCGTCAGAACCGCTGTTTCCACTAATATGGAAGGCGATTTTGAAACTGGAAATGTAAGATACAAAGCTCGAGAACGATACAGCTTCGGCTGGTCTGATTGGCGTGGTGTCTTTGGTTCCCCAGGAGCATAGGGCTTAAACGCAAGCGAAATATGGAACCTGTGATGCGGGGGTTTCTTACTCAACCCGCATCTACTTTTCTAGGGTAAACTTGTCCTACAGACTGACCTAGCAGACAAGCCAAGACGGTAGGACTTATTTTTTCGGGAGAAAGAATTATGGCAAAATCAACCTTTTCAGGTCCTGTAAGATCACTTGCTGGTTTTATTTCCGCAGGGAACGCTGCTGTAGTTAGCTTAACAGCTAATACAACTATTACAGTCGCCTCTCATGCAGGAAAAATGTTACTTTGCAATGATGCAGATGGAGTTTTTACTTTACCTAGTATTGTTGTTACAGCTCCAGCAGAAGACACTGATCCTAATCAAACTAACAATTTGGGCGCTCAATTTACTTTTGTTGTTGTGACAGCAGCAACAGATATGGACATTTTAACGGATGGTACAGACAAGTTTGTTGGTGGTACTTACACAGGAGTAACTGATGCAACAGGTAAAACCTTTATTTCTGGCGCATCCAACGATGTTATTACTATGAACGGAACTACCAAAGGTGGACTTGCAGGAAGCATCGTAAGATGTACTGCAATAGCTTCTGCGAAATATGCAGTAGAAGGAATCATACTTGGTTCAGGAACTTTAGTAACACCGTTTGCTGACGCTTAATAGGGGGATAAATTATGGCTAATTCAGTCACAGGTCCCACTAATCAAGATGACGGTGAAAGAAGGCTCATTGTTTATTGTTCTGTTTATTCAGACGGAAGCGCTAGTAGCACTACTTTAGTAGATGTTTCTGCACTTAATGCTTCTACTTTAAACGGTGAGTCTTGTGCACATGTGTCTCTAAATCGAATTTGGTACACCGTAAGCGGAGCACCTGATGCTCCTGCTTCTTTAGACTGGGACGCAACTACCGACGTTACTTTTCTAACTATGGCTTATGACAATTCTTTTGATTTCAGCACTATAGGTGGATTACAAAATACGGCAGCGTCTGGTTATTCAGGCGATGTTTTATTTGTTGTCCCTTCTACGTCTGATGCAGGGAATGAATATACTGTATGGTGTGAATTTTTGAAGTATTATGAAGCTCCAGGATCATAGATCATGGCTACTTCGGGTACTAAAACATTCTCATTAGACACAGGAGAAGTAATAGAAGAAGCGTATGAGCTTGCTGGGCTAGAGGCTCGAACAGGTTATGATGCTGCAACAGCTAGACGATCTATGAACGTTATGTTCGCAGATTGGTCTAACCGAGGCATTAATATCTGGACAATAGCTGAAGTCAGTTTAACTTTAACTGAAAGTACGGCAAGCTATACGCTGAACGCTTATGATATTGATGTATTAGAAGCTGTCCTTAGACGTACCATTAATGGTATTCAGACAGATTATCAATTATCAAGAATTGGTCGGCAGGAATATTTAAATATTCCTACTAAGACAACCGAGGCTAGACCAACAGAGTTTTTTGTTGATAGACAAACTACTCCTGTTTTGTATCTTTGGCCAACACCTCCAAATTCTACTGATATTTTCTTATCTTATCGTATTCAGAGAATAGATGATGTAGGTGCTTCTGCGGAAGATCAAGAAATACCGAGTCGGTTTATTCCGCCAATGGTTTCTGGTTTGGCTTACTATATGTCTCTTAAAAAGAACCCTGAAAGAGTACCTATGTTACAGCAAATCTATGAACAGGATCTTAAGAGAGCGCAAGACGAGGATAGAGGAAGAGCAAGTCTTCATCTAGTGCCGAAAGCGACCTATATATGACTTATGCAAAAGGTACGCATTCACTAGCTATTTGTGATCGTTGCGGTTGGGCGTATCCCTATCTTTCTATGAGAGTAGAGTGGAATAACCTGAAGGTTTGTCCTGAATGCTATGAACCTCGACAACCTCAAGACATCCCAGCTAAACAGACTTTTGATCCAGAGGCTTTATATCAACCCAGACCTGAGGTATCCTTACCTCAAGCCCAACTGGGTATTGTGACTACTGGAGCTGCATCTCCAATGACAGACACCACGGCTGATACTATAGGAACATATTTTACTGGGGTTAAAGGGACAACAAGTTTAGGAACAATAACGGTGACAACATGAGTTTTACATATTCAGGTTTAAAAACGACAATCCAGAACTACATGGATAATGACGAGACGACATTTACTAATACTTTAGACACATTTATCAAGTTATCTGAAGAAAAGATACTGAAAACAGTTCAATTAGATGAGTTCCGTAAGAATGTTACGGGAACAGCTTCGTCAGGAGGTACTTATTTAGGGAAACCAAGCGATTATTTGGACCCTCTTAGTTTAGCGGTACTCGATTCAGACAATAAATATACATATTTACTTTTAAAACAGGTTACTTGGATCAGGGACTATACTCCTATTGCTGCAACAACAGGTGCACCTAAATACTATGCTTCGTTTGATGAAGATACGTTTATTTTAGCGCCTACACCTAATGCTAATTTAACTTTTGAACTTCATTATGTCTATAGACCAGCTTCATTAACTGCTGCAGGAGACAGCGGCACAACTTGGCTTTCTACTAATGCGGAAGATGCTTTATTGTATGGTGCGTTGGTGGAGGCTTCTATATTCATGAAACAAGACCCTAATGATCTTCAATATTTCGAAACTAAGTTTCAAGATGCTATTATGAAACTTAAAAACTTTAATGAGGCTCTTGGAACAAGAGACCAATATAGATACGGTAAGCTGAGACCACAACCACAATGATTAATGGTAAGGGAAAAGATAAAAAGCTAAACGGTAAAAAGGTTGCCATTGTTGCCATGGGCAAAAGTCAGCTCGACTATCATATGTCCATCAGCCACAGCAAAGAATACGATGAAGTTTGGGCTATTAATTCCATGTGCGCAGTTATTAACCCAGATCGAGTATTTTTAATGGACCCTGTATCCAGATTCTTTGAAACCAATGATGCTGGACCACAGACTAAAGTTTTACAAAAAACATTACCGAAATTAAAATGTCCTATTTATTCTTGTGAATTGGACAAAAGGGTTCCGAGCCTTAAATTGTACCCACTTGAAAAAGTAATAAAAACAACAAATTGTGGTTATTTCAATAACACGATAGCCTATGCTATTGCCTTTGCTTTATACAAGGAAGTGGCAGGAATCAGTCTTTATGGTGCAGATTTCAGTTACACAACTAATATTCATTTTGGTGAACTAGGAAGAGCTTGTTGTGAGTTCTGGTTGGCTAAATGTATGGCACAAGGAATTGATGTATCAGTTGCAGCAACGTCCCCGATGTTAGACACAAATATCCCAGAAAAGGAAAAACTATACGGTTATCACAGGCTTGAGAATCCACCTGTGGTATATTTAAAAGACGGTGAGCTGAAAATAACTAGCTTTTCTAAAGTTCAGTTTGAGGAAGAAAAACCTTTCGGGGTTTCTGGACGAAAAGACATTCCAGCTATTTTTGGTCCTGTAGAACCAGAGAAATACTGATGGAAACAGATCCTTTTGAAACGTCTATAGGTGATCTGGGAGTGAAGACAACACATGGTAGAGGTCATACAGTACAAGAAGTTGCTGAAATG